GCGCCGACGCTTCCGTGTTCGGAATGAGTATGTAGCGGCACATATCTTTGTTTTATTGAATATCCGGTAGGAAGCGGAGTAATTGGTTGAGGACCGTTTGGAATAGGAGATCTTAAAGGACTGGGAAGTGGATCGGTTATAGATTGCTCTGGCGTAATTTGGCTACATGACGATCCAGCTTTAAGAAAAAAGTTTACACGCTCGAAGATTTTAACATAATCTGCAACGGGCATTTTTCCACGTAAGATGTACGACGGGTGAAATATAGCGATAAATCTTCTTCCGTCTTTCGTGAATGTTTTTCCAGATAAAGTTGTTTCTTCGACTGTTCGCGTGATTGTTTTATCTGGGAAGAAGTAATTTAACGATGTATTCCCGAGTAAAATTACTATTTTAGGATTTAGAAGATTTAGTTGCTGTTCCAACCAGGTAGAACAAGCTTCAATTTCTTCTTTTGTTGGTTTTCTGTTATTTTCTGGACGACACTTTATGATGTTAATTATTGCAAAGTTCTTTATTCCCGTCTCGGAAATAGCTCGGTCTAGTAACATTCCAGATCTACCAACAAAAGGTTTTCCTTCGATGTCCTCCGATTCTCCGGGTCCTTCTCCGATAAATAGTATTTCTGGAGTTTGTGAACCGCGACCGATAACAACATTTTTTCTAGATTTGCAAAGGGAACATTTTTTACAGTTTCGAATTTCTTGAGAAAGAGTTTTAAGATCCAATTTAATCACCTAAATAATTTTTCCTTCGCTTTCACTAAATCGATTGCAGTTGTCGTTAAAACATTCTAGAGAATATCTTTCTTTTAGTTCTTCTGGCCATTTTGCTTCTTTCCATTTAGCTAGTAATTTTGTTGAATCTGTTTCTCCGTTTCGTCTCATTTCAGCTCCGTTATGGTTTACGTGCCCAATACACAAGTGAATTAAATCTTTATCACCGCAAATTCTACATGGTCCAAAAAAGTTATACGCTTTTCTCCAAAGATTTATTTGTCGTTTTTGGGATTTGGTTATTTTTGATTTTGGCAGATTAAAATATTCGCGTCGCTTAACACCACAGTTGCAATTGTAATCTAAAACTTGTATTTTTTTTCTTATTTCTATATCCTTGGGCCATGCTGTTTTATTCCAGTGTTGGATCATTCCATAGATATAGTTTTCGCCATATATCTTTTTATCGATCTTAGAGTCGTTATTTATATGGTCAAATGTTAAATACTTTTTATTTGATTCTCCACACATAACACATTCGTAGCCTAATATGTCAAACAATCTTGTTTTTAATTGTGCATTATACCTTCTCTGATACTCAATTATTGATTTATGGTTCTCCAGTCTGTATTTTTGTTCTTTTCCTATAGTTTTATTGTAATTTATCCATCTATTTATTGTCCCAACGGCGCAATTACATTCCTTTGCAACTCGCCTTTGTGTCTTTCCCAATATGTTTATCTGCTCGTTAAGCCATTCCTTATTCTTATAAGGTTTTAGATCCGCTCCGCTAGATATCAAATTTATCCCTCTTTAAGTTATTAATAAAATAATGTCTTTATCCCCATCCAGTTACAGTATTTCTAATCATCATATTAATTCCGAGAATTGCATATCCCGTAAACATAAGAGCGAGAGAAATCATTACTCTACTTGACAATAAAGACCAAAGGGATAATATCAAGATGAAAATTCCAATTTTGTCAAATATGTCATACAGTTTCATTTCCATATTCTCTCCATTGCCAAAGAATTCCCGCAATAAATTTTATTGATTTCCAATTAAATCATCTCCTCAGACTAAAAATAAACATAACCCCGAAAAAGACCAAAGATAATAGTGTAATAATAGATTTTCCATCAATTGTTTGAGCGGGATTAGCGACATAAGACGCGAAAAACAAAAGTAATATTACCAGAGATGGTGTTCCGAGGCAACAAATCAGAAATTTTACAGATTCATCTATTTGTTTCATCTCTTCTTCAGTCCCATTTTCCCTGCTCGGTGATATACAGAAAAACTTGATTTTCCCAATTTATTTCCAATTTCTTTTGCGGTCATCGTAGAATAATTTTCAATTAAAAATTCTCTGTCGCCAAAAGACCACGTAGACTCTCGTTCTGCTCTTTTTAAGCCGAGTTTAGATGCTTTACCTGCAATACTATCTCTATCTCGCCCCAACATAAAGATTAATTCTTCCCAAGAAGTGGTTGCATAATTCTTTTTTAAATATTCAATATCTTCTTGATTGTAGTGATGTAGGTATTCTAATTTTGGGACGTTCAATTCTAGTTCTTTTATTCTATTTATAATTTGACTCTCTGATCGGCCCCAGAGTTTATCTTGTAGAGATTCTTTTTTAATATTTCTCCTAATAGGGATTTTTCCGTAAAATTCCTTTAAAATAGAGTCTTCTTCAGTAGTAAATGGATCTGGCATAAGTAATTCTCCTTAAAAAAATGGTCAACGACCATATCTGGTCGCTAAAATTCTTTCGAGAGCAATTGCAATTCTCTCTAGCGACTCGCAATTTTTTCTCATGACACAAGACTCCTCTTTTGGAATATAAGCTACGCATTTATCTAAAACACATTCGTTGTTTATCTTAGGGCAGAACAAAGTATCATACTCCTTTAATTATAGTAAAAATATTACTTTAAGAGTGTTCCTTTATCCTATCTAAATAATATTTTTCCGTTTCAGACGAATTGAGTCCGTTTAAAAACGACTTAAGAATTTTACACAATTCATCTTTAGTTGCTACCTGAACAATCATATTCCTCCGTTTACAATCTTTCTTGGTACAGGTTGTTCTAGGTTTATCTCCAGTATACCATTGCAATCTATGACATTTAGGACATCTAATAAGTCTTGCTTTATTACCTGGAATTTCTTGTGGAACTACTTTAAATTTACAATTAGAACAGGCTGTAGTTCTTGATCCCTTGTACCAAGTTCGCCAATACCAAGTATCATTACACTTGGGACATTTAACAAATTTTGGTTTAGGGAACAAAATAGGATTATCTGGAAGGAACATCTCCTACTCCCCTATTCCCGCATAAACATTTAGCTCTTGTGCTATAGCTTTTCTTGCTTTATTCACATCCCTCTTCCCGCCGCCAACAAGTTCAAGATATCCCTCAATAGCAACTATCTTTTGAGCAATATCTTTATCAGATTCATTAGCAGTTAGAGTCTGTGCCTTGTCATATAGTGCTTGAGAGGTGTTAAGTAGTTTCTCGGCGCACGCCTTAATTTCGTCGATAAATTGTTGGTCTAACATAATTATTCCTCAAATCCTAAATATTTTCTCCATCCTTCTGTTCCAAAAAAGTCTTCAGTATCTAATGCGTTTAAAGACTGAATGATTAATTTGAGATATTTTTTAGCGGCAAGTTCAGTCATATTATCTACGATGTTAACGGATAGCATAGAACCCCTAATGCGTGAACCATCCAAGGGAATATGCATTCGCCACTATACATAGAAACATTACTGTAGCCCAGTGGTACGACTTAACTGCAACATCCAAACCAAGTGCAAACGCACATAACACAATAGCAAATTCTGATATGCCTAACATCTTAATTAAACCTCCTAAAAATAAAGCCTAGGCCGAAGCCTACCACGCCTCAGATGCGACGGCATCCTTCGGCGTTCCCTCATCTATCTTTATCGGTTCAGAAGGCATCCCAGAGCTAATATCCTTTATTGTGTATGCCCTTATTCCGGGAGTATCTCTCTCTTTGTTAATAAACACCTTCCCAATCACCTGTACGATTCCAGCGAGGTTTCCTTTGGGACCCGTTACAAAGTCAAATATGGCTGCATCTCCAATGATATTAATGGAATTAGCGCTCATATCTGAGATCGTAGTATAACCTATTTTAGTTCCTTTTTCTGGATTCTGCTTTACTTCTACAATTGCATCCCCAAACATTGGTTGTAATTTCACAAATTTACCAGCGTAATTACGAATTCCATTAAGGTCCGCAATAACATCACAAGCCAAACTATCATCTATCGTGATTTTCTCACTGGATGTGTTTGGTTTGCTATTAAGATTCCAATAAGGTCCATTCTCTCTTAGAACTCCCTTATATGTCGCTCCAAAGTCTACCTTGTGGGCCATCCACTCATCGAATCCCGTAGAAACAGTCCGAGCCTCGGTAGTTCCATTAGAGTTAAGAACAAGAATCTCCATCGAGCGAGACATAAGAGGCTCTGCGGAAATTTGTCCGTCCCGAGCTTTCTTGTAAACTGGCTCCTTAAGGAACTTCCCATCTTCTCCTTTCGCGACCTGCCCATCTGCGTCCTTTGAGTTTCTCATTACAGGCTTGGGGTCGTATGCCGCCAAGATTCTAAACGGAACTCCTTGAGCCATTTGTGGGACTGTAAAGGTTCTTTCTGTTGTACCGATATCATTTATTCCATAGTTGGTGTATCCATCTCTAATTGATTTGTTGAGTTTGCCCCTATAGAATCCAGGTCGGAAGGACTTGTTGTTCCAATGTGTAGTTCTGATCCTTACACACTCTTCGGTTTTAGACTCAGAATGGAATAGGTCAGTATTATTTCCTACGGGAACGATAATATATAGATTGGAAAACGTCTTGCCATTTTTTGTAAGTTTCGCATCGTCTTGAGCTTCGAGATAAAACAATATCTCTGTATCTCCCTTGGAAGCGGCCTTTTCGCAAGAGATAACCTGATTAACTGCCATTTCTTCCACGGTTAGGATCTTAGCTATCCCTCCGACATTCAGGTTGAATGGCTTTGTCTTTGCATCCTGAAGAACCTTAAGTTTGGCTGCGTACTTATCCTTAAAAGTATCTTTGTTGAGTCCTGTCGCTTCAACTCCGCGCTGTATCGCGGCATTTAGATCGAAATTTTCTGTCATAGTTTTATGCTCCTCTTTGATACTCAAATAATGCGGCGCTAGAATAAATAGTTTTTGGTAGGTTATCTACCGTTTATCTTTTTATACTTCTTGAACATTGCTCGCATGGTTACAATGTTATCTGTCAGATATCTTCTTTGTTCTTCGTAGTCTTGGCGATAATTCGATTTTGAACAGAATTAAGGTCCCGAGATAATTTCATTTTAGTTACCTCCACATAAGCTAGTTTGAAACCTATGTAATGGTACTAAAAGTATTTAAGGATTTCGGTCATAGAAATTTTTCTAATCCTTCATTCCATATTTCTTCATGATCTCCTAAATATTGTCCAATCTTCTTTTCTTTTCGTACATATTTAGCCATAAAATCAAGTTTTCCTTCTCTTTCTACTCTATAGACTGCTCCTTCGGCAAGCTCTAGCGCTCCATGATGACCAAATTTCCCAATTAAGGCATCTACTTCTTGAGTGGTTATTGGGCCTCCCTCATGAAGAATATAAGGTCTAGGGAAGAATGACGGAACAATAGAGTTGAATACTTCTACCGTTTTAGCTCCACCGGGACCAAGGAGATCAAATGCCACAAACGGTTCGTGCTGTAATTTATAGCGTGTCCCATGAGCCTGGGCCAGCCATTCTCCACAAAGTCTTTGGTCATCCTCTAGAAACTCAAATTCATCCTGATGTTTATAGAACCAGTCGGAAAACAATCTATGTTGTTTAAATTTAGATGTATTTGCCTGCCAACCTTTACGGGTTACTGGTGTTAAAATTCCATCAATTCGTGCTACTGCACATGACGAGTTGTGTACTAAAATATCTCCAGCAAAATAGTTGTGATTATCTTTAATGGTAAGGTCGTACTGCGTTTTAGGCATTTCCCATACTTTAACGTTCGATTCGGTCCTGACTACTTCTGTTTCTATAATCCCGTTCAAGGGTTTATTCGGTACCAAATTGTTTAAGATGCACGGAATATTCCTGAAATTTTCAAAAATTTTATATTTCATTGAATCTGAAATATATGGGGCGATAATTCCGAACAACCTTTCTGTTCCGTCTGCGGTTACGGCAATAGTGGGACCTTTGTAATCAAAGATCTCGTTATCGATACCGAAGCGATTTTTTAAACAGTCTTTTAATTTTTCGACCATTTCCCAAGAGAAGCCATTTGTCGCAAAATGGAGCCTAGGACGTTGTTCTTTACTAAATGTACTTGATCCGTCGTCTTGATACCAAATAGCGAGGGCTAACGGATCAAGTGCATTTACCCATTTTTCAGTGACCCCTTTTTTGTTATCTATTAAACAATGTTCTCTTATAAGTTTATCCAGACCCATTGTTGCGTGAGTATGGGCACGGTAAATATTCGTACTCCCTTCGTAACCACCACGTCTAATGTCTTTACCAGAAATCAAATTTCCTAAAATTTCGCATTTAGTCTCATAATACTCTTTTTGTTTTTCGCAGTGTCCAAACACAATAGCGCATCTGGCATTTGGACTTTGTGGACACGATCGACTAATCGATCCGTCTCCCAAGAGAGTTCCTAGAACTATTTGCTTAGTAATATAATCTAATTTATCCGAAAATTGGTATACAATTTGGTTTGGTAATAAATCTTTTGCTTCTACGTACCCCGTATCAGTAAAGAATTGATGATTCGGGGTACATACAATTTTACATATTGGGTTCCCGCGCTTTTTAGATTTAACTAAAATTCTTATAAGTGGTTTATCTGTATTGACATATTTATGATATTCTTCAATAGGTTTCCATTCTATGATTTCCTTTTCTAAATTATAGCTTGCGATCTCTACCGGCATTCTTTTCCCGACTATTTTTCCTATTGGGATTCTGCCTTCTGACGTTATAATCATTGTCCGATATGGCACACAGCCATCTAGTTTCTCCTGCACGACTATTTTGTCTTTAGAATCTCGCGCTTTACGGGTACATATTCTGTCCATTCCTTCATTCACAAAGAAGTCTCCCTTTTCGGCGTGAGATCCGAGTAAATGAGGAATTCTGTGATAGGCTTTTCTGCCAAGGGCTTTGATCGGAATAAAATCACCTTTATTAAAACATTATTAATACTGGATCGTGGGCTTAAATAGTTGTCGATGGCGTAAGCCTACTAAAAGAAATTAATAAAATAGGGAGAGAATCCCAAGGGGTAGATTATAGGCCCGCGAGGAGACATAACGGACCACGCCGGAAGAGGGCGGCGTTGGGAAGGAGACGACATGGAGCTAAGAATGGTTTTCCCTTGGGACGAACTTAAATTATTAACTTAATAGTATAAATAGATTACGGTCAATGTGGATCATATGTCTAGATTTTGTAAAACCCTTTCTGCCAAGTAGTCTCCAAATAATCCTGCTCGAACATCTTCAAGACCCCAGTTCCACATAAAATAATAAGTATCTGATTCCATCCATGACACAAATCTAAGTTCTTTTTTATAAGCTAATCTCCGCCGCTTAGATTTCATGCGATCTTTACAGTATTTACAATGACCGCAACAAACTTGGCGATAAGGATGGTAAGTTATCCAAGGGGTCATGGAAATAAAAGGATTTTCTCCATCTTCTGGACGCATCGATTTGTTATACCATCTTTTTTCTGATTGCAAAATTTCTTGTTTTACTTCTGTCGTAATCCATCCCTTAAATCCTGGCCCACCCTCAATAGGTCTTTTGTTGTAGATTCGCCTTGTCCTACTCAAAGTTTATCACCAAATACTATATTTTATAAGCAGGTCTTCTATCTCCTCTCGTTCGAATCAAAGATCTCTACATTTCCATTTTCTATTACAGCGTACCTATATCTTTCAGAGTCAAATCCCACTTTACAATAAGGATCTACCATATAGAAGTCCTTTATTGGTCTACACCAAGCTGGCGGAGTATGTCCCACCACCTGTATGATTTCTGGGTGTGGTTTTATTCCTTCTCCTAGACGATACCACAAAATATTATCTCCCGACCAGAGGTTTATTAGCTTCGTCTTATTTAAAGTTTCTGCAATAAGATTTACGTTGTTTTGATTCTTAAAATAAACCTCGGATAATCCTGCATGAGTAATCAATACATTATCATGAACCGCAGCCATTTTAAATTCAGATTGGATTTCAATAATTTTTTCTTGCTCCTCGTAATTCACCATATTTTGAGGCCAAATCTGTTTATTTAAAACAATAGCAGCGTCATGATTTCCTATTAAAAGCTCTGCTTGATTATCTCTCAATATGTTTATACACCGTAGAGCTTCGAATCCTATATCCACGAGATCTCCTGCAAAAATTAATCTGTCAGAGTCTTTATTGTATTGAGAATGATATAATACGTTATTAATTAAATGAGGGCTCCCGTGGGCATCTCCCAGAACTATACATCTAATAACCGTCATCTCCGTTTCTTGTTAAGCCCGTATACATAGACGGAATCATGATAATTATCAAAACAAATCCTCCAATAATGGCTAAAATTCTAAGCCATGCAGGGACCATATCAGATTTAAACGTGGCTAAATAAATTCCTCCAATTCCCATTAAAATAAACAGAACGTGTCCGCAAATTTGATAAATGATATTTAAATATTTATTCATAATAATCATCCTCCGGTCTCAACGATTCTTCATATTCGTACCATATTTCTGCCGCCCAACCCATTGGATCTTTAATTATTTCCATTAAATTAAAATCTTGATCCTTGTATTTAATTTCTGCTTCTTTAAATCTTCTTAAGTTTTCTTTTCTTCGGCTCAGAAATTGTTTTACCTTCCAGTAAAAACAATCTGAGCAGGCATCAAATCTATCAAGTCTTCCCCGTCTCATAAAATTTCATAACCTTGGTCATGTATTCTTTTTCTATTTCTCTTTCATTAGATGGATCGCGGTCTCTCTTTTCCCACATTTCTTCTAACATGCCATTTTTAATTTGATCGCGTGCTAGATAATATTCTAGCTCCTCATTTATCTTTTGTAAATCTTTGATTAATTGTGGTAAACTTTGAAAATCTAGAGACATTCCATCGTCTCCAATATTTATAATTATTTTCTCTCCCACGAATGGTCCATAATTATGTATATAGACCTTTGCCATTTCGAAATCCTTACTCATAAAATATTACACCTAATGTATTTAACTCTCAATCTGCGTTTTAATTTATTTTC